AAGGCCACCGGCAAGGCGGTCGCGAGCGTGGTCTACGAGGACAAGAACACCCAGGAGTGGGAGGAGCACCGCGTGGTGCTCAACCCCGACTCCATGCAGCAGGTGGACCGGGAGCTCGACGTCCTCCAGGAGGTCTGGGAGGCGCGCAAGAAGGTCTTCCCGATGAAGCCCGACTGCGTGGACAAGAAGGGCTCGGAGTGGCGCAACTGCCCCTTCCGGGACGCCTGCCCCAAGCTCGGCACGTTCGTCCAGATCGGCAAGGCCCTACCCCAGAGGAGCATCACCCCATGACCGACCAGACCTACGAGTTCCCTCCCACGATCGTGGCCGAGTTCGGCCAGCCGGACGCCTGGGCGCTCACCGTCGTGGACATCACCAGCCCCGAGGTCCCGCACTGGCGCACCCTGGGCTACACCGGGGCGCTGCGCCAGCTCGAGGTGACCCTGGCGAACGCCGGCAAGGACATCCACTCGGGTGAGTGGCGGGTCTACGAGTTCACCTCGGACGAGGCGCTCATCGACGAGGTCGACCCGGCCAACGTCCGCGTCGTGCTCGCCGTGGCCCGGGGCGTGAAGGACGCAGCGTGAGCACCACGGAGTTCAACGCACGGGTGAAGGTGATCGTCGACGTCGAGGAGATCGACACCACCCTCGGGCCCGAGCACGGCGGCGGGTTCATGCGTCAGTCGATGCCCGGCCGGATGACCGCGACCATCGAGATCACCCCCAAGGGCGAGAACTGGACCTACCAGTTCCGTGTGATGGAGGAGCCCAAGGTCAGGACCTCGTCGCGGAAGTGGAAGGAGAGTCGCCATGCCGCCCCGGGTCCGGATCGCGCGTGACAAGCCCCACGTCCAGTTCGGCCAGGCCGCGATCAACACCCCGGTCGGCCAGGGTCTGCCCGACGTCGACGAGCTCTGGGACGAGATCCACGGGTACGTCGACGTCATCCTGGGCCGGGTGGAGTCTCCCATCGAGACGGTGGGCTACCTGGGCCTGGCCGAGCTCGCCACGGCCTACCATGCTCGCGCGCTCGAGATCGAGATGCTCATCCACAACGCCGAGCGTGAGGGCGTGGTGATCCGTGGGAGCCAGCTCTACAAGTTCCGCACTGGCGAACTGCGTTCCTTCATCGACCTGACCAAGCGCGCCGCCGAGCTTGGCTCGCGCCGGCTCACCCAGGAGCAGCTGATGTACCAGATGAGACTCGAGGAGACGACGTGAGCATCGACTGGCCTGACGTGCAGGTCGCGCTCGACGTCTGGCCTCGAGTACAAGGACTGCCGGAAGGTGGTCATCGGCGTACGAGGGATCGAGGCCGAGTACATGGCCCGCAACGCCGAGGGGCACCTGTTCGCAGACGAGGACGACAACATCGCCACCCACACGCTGACCCGACAGATCGCCTACCCCGTGCCCGCGGAGCGCTTCCCGGGCGAGCCCACCCCCATCCATGACCGGCTGATCGAGGAGACCTGATGCTCGACGACAACGACTTCGTGACCGAGAACACCGAGGTCAAGCAGGACGAGGGACAGAACCTTGTGGCTGTCCTGCGCTCCTCGCGCTACGAGGAGGAGGACCTGCGCCGCTTCGCCCTGGACAAGGCCGTCGTGATCGCCGTGGCGGGCTACGGAGGTCCCACCGGCGTCCTTGGGGATGCCAAGGCCTACTACGACTTCCTCAGGGGCGCGTGATGCCGGGCCAGGACTTCGGCTACGCGCTGCGCGCGCTCAAGGCCGGCAGGCAGGTCACCAGGGACGGGTGGAACGGCAAGGGACAGTTCCTGAGCCTGCGAGAGGCCCACGACGACGACCCGATGACGCTGCCCTACATCTTCATCACTACCGTCCAGGGTGACCGGGTGCCGTGGCTCGCGAGCCAGACCGACCTGCTGGCCCAGGACTGGGTACTCGTGGCGGAGGCGCTCTGATGTACGAGGTCAGGTTCCTCGAGGACCAGCACTGGCTCGACCGAGCCCGGTTCATGGTGGCTCGCCGCTACAACAACGACGACCTCGAGGTGCTGCGACCGGACGGCCAGAGCGTCGTCTACACGAGCGCCCCAGGGGCCGCCACGTCCTTCGAGGACAAGGACTGGTTCACCATCCCGCTGGACGCGCTCGTGCCGCTGCACAGCCATCTGACGAAGAAGCTGCGCCTGGACGGGCTCGACGACGGCCAGGGCCTGCGCAAGGACTACAACGCGGAGCGTGAGCGTGTGGACACGCTCATGGCAACCGTGATCCGTATTGCGGACAGAGCGTCCAGAACATGACCAAGACGCTGGTCGCGCCCCCCGACCCGGAGGACCCTGAAGTCATCGAGCACCTCCCGCCGTGGGAGCCCTTGGACCGAGGGCTCCTGCACGAACAGGAGCAGCAGTGAATGAGGCCACGCCTTCCTGAGACCCTCGTCGAGATCCTCCTAGGGATCGTCGCGTTCATCTCGATCCTCGTGACCGGCGTCTACTTCGCCACCGACGCCATGCCGGCGGCCGCGGTCCCCGACCCGGCGCCGACCAGGACAGTCGTCCGGGTGGTCATCGAGCACCCGGCGCCCATGCCGGCCACACGTCCCGCACCCAAGGCGGTCAAGCCGAAGCCCAAGCCACGGCTCACGCCGGTGGCGCTCAGGCCGATCAGGGCCTCGCGCAGCGTGGAGCTCGTCCGGATGTGCATCCTGACCCGGGAGAGCCACGGGGACTACCGCGCCGTCTCGCGAGAGAGCTACCACGGGATGCACGCCTACGGCGGGTACCAGTTCCAGGACCCGACGTGGTTTCACGTGACACATCTGCGTGGTCACGCGAGCAGCTACTCCAAGGCCGTACAGGACGCGGCCTTCATCAAGCTCTACGCGAACGGCAAGGGCCGCTCGAACTGGTACTGGAGAGGACACGAGCAGTGCTGGTAGACGCCATCATCGCGCTCATCGACGGAGACTCCCTGGTCTGGGACATGGTCGTCACCGAGCTCGACCAGACAGACGACGGGCTCTACGTGATCCGGCCGATCACGCTCAACTACCCCGACTACGACCGAGAGGGCATCGGAACCAGGCCGACCCAGCCCATGAGGATGCGCGTGCTGCTCCCGGTGATCGAGTTCGGGGTGGATGACGAGCCCGGCCCGGGGATGAACATCCAGGTCCAGCCCGGCCTGCTCGCGTCCACACACGACAAGGACGAGAAAGACAGTGAGGTACACGAGGATGCCGGACAGTAGCGTTTCGGGCGGGAGGCTAGGGGACGCTCTGGGCCCGGCGATCATGGACGAGAGCACCTACCTCGAGGCCACCGGGAAGCTCTACCCGCCCGGGGTGACAGGACCGCTCTACCCGTGTTGCCCGCACTGCGCGGACGACCAGCCGCACATCGAGAAGGACACCCACGAACTGCCCTGCGACGTGTGCGTGCGCGAGGCGCTGGGCAGGCCGGCGACCTACCGCCCGGTGAAGTGCGTCGCGTGCGGGATCACCTGGCCGAGCCACCACGACTTCCTCAACCACCTGACGGCGGTTGACAGGCACCTGGACAAGGTGCGCCAGCAGGCCCTGATCGAGGCAGCCAGCGCCATCCTCCTCGAGGACCACGGGGACGACTCGAACCTGGACACCGCGGCCCTGGTCGAGATCCACGACTGGTTGCTGGCAAGGGTGACGTCATGACCGCCCCCGATGGGACCGCCTGCGCCCGCTGCGGCGCGAGCAAGGACCGCCATGCCATGCCACGCCTCACGGGGGCGTGCGGGCAGTTCATCCCCGACCTGCTCACGGACAACGCCGTGGCCGCTCTCGCCGCGCAGCACGCCGAGACAGGGGCGACGATGGACGAGGGCGTCACACAGACGTTCATGGCAGGCGAGCGCCTGGGTATCGAAGGCAACTGCCTGCAAGCCGCCGTGGCGACCCTGCTCGGACTTCCGCTCGACGCCGTTCCTCACTTCGCGCAGTTCACATGGTGGGACGCGGCGATGGAGTTCTGGGCGCGCGGTCGGAGCCTGACCGTCCACCGAGAGCGCACCGACGTGATCCCCGAGCGGCCGTGCATCGTCTATGGCCGGTCGGATCGCGGCTTCGGTCACGCTGTCATCGGTGGCGGCGGTCGTGTCGTGTGGGATCCGCACCCGGATCGGACTGGACTCGTCAGCGTTCAGGAGGCCGTGTGGTTCGAAGACTGGCCGACGTTCGGTGAGCAGTCTCCGTGCTTCGCGTGTGGTCGGACCTGCGACTGTGTCCAGCCCACGGCGCTGCATCGGCACGACTGCCCCTGCGCCACCACGTCGCCGCACCCCGACACGGAGCGGGCCAGGACCGCCGAGGCCGAGGTCGAGCGGCTGCGGGACCGGAACGACGCGGCGTGGCAGCACTACGACGAGGAGGTCGCGCTCAACGCCGAGGTGCTGGGCGAGCGTGACGCGGCTCGTGCTGAGGCCACCGCGACCCGCGAGGCCGTGGCACAGGTCCGGGCGCTGCACGGCGAGGTTCGACACCTCGGAGAGTCGCGTGTCTGCGGCTTCGACTTCTCGACGTACCCCTGCGCCACGATCCGCGCGCTCGACTCCACCCCGTCCGGGGAGGCGACGACCGCTTGACGCGAAGCCGGAGGGTCGATAGCGTTCGCAGTGCCTCGGGAGGGGGCTCCAAGGCCTCCTCCCTTGGCTGCTGCGACAGAGCGAAGAACGAGGCGTCGAACGGCACGCCTACTCCTCCGGGAGCTCGACCGCAGGCCTAGCACAAGCGCCCCACCGGGCGGCTGGTCCCACAGGACCTCGACGGTGGGGCGTTGTGCTGCCAGGATGGCTGCATGACTGCTCATGACGCTCTGACGGCCGCCGTTGCCGCCGCGAACACCGAGTACGCCGCCGCGCAGGCCGAGATCGTCCGGCTCAACGCGATCATCGCCGCCACCCCGCCGCCCGTCGTCGTCCCGCCGCCCGTCGTCGTCCCGCCGCCTGTGGTCGTGCCTGGCGTGCTCAGCTGGAAGCCGCCGACGCTGGTCAGCCCCACGACCTACGCGATCGACGCCGCACACCGCAAGATCGTGATCCCTGCCGGCCAGGACGCCATCGTGAAGTTCCCCGACACCGCGGTGGACTGGGCCAACGGCGTCGAGATCCAGGGCGGGCGCAACGTCGTCATCATCGGCGGCCTGGTCGCGTTCTCGAAGGACTACGCCAGCGCCGGCAACGACGAGGGCAAGTCCAACCGCTGCGTCTACCTCAACGGGGTGGCGGTCGGGGGCGTCTGCCACGTCGAGGGTCTGCACTTCGCCGGCGAGTTCATCTTCGAGGGGTTCAACCTCAACGGGATGAGCGGCTCCATCGTCCAGCTCCAGAACTGCCGCATCGACAAGCTCAAGACCTTCCTGCCCGGGCCGACCGCGCCCCCGCACTACGGTGGCGACGGCTTCCAGATGTTCATCGGCGGCGGGCCCAAGGAGATGCGGATCGACCGCTTCACCATCGCCTCGAGCATCTACCAGGGCATCTGGGACCAGGGCAACGGCGACCTGCGCGACTACCGCAACATCAACATCCGGGCGGGCGGCAAGCACACCTCGTTCCTCGGTGGCGGTGGCACGGTGACCACGCGCAAGGCCAAGGATGTCTGGCTCTACCCGGGGACGACCGACTCGTGGACCTCCACGGTGGGCTCCGAGTGGATCAACGTCCCTGGCGTCACCAACGGCGACCACGCCGACTTCGTCCCGGCCTGGACCGGCGCGTACGTCAGCCCGGGCTACCTGTAGGCGCTCCTTGACGTACAGGACCAGGCGGGTGACTCTGGACAGATGAGAACCCTTGACCTGGTCCTGTACCTCATCGCCGCCATCCTCTTCGCCCTCGCCGCGCTCAACGTCGCGAGCGCGAGGATCAACCTGCTCGCAGCGGGCCTGTTCTGCTGGGTGCTGGTCCCACTGATCGCCGTCATCAACGCCTGACCCTGGACGGGGCTCGTAGCCTGGGACCAGGACTTCACCTGGAGGAACCATGGCTCTGCTCTCTGCCCAGTCCGGCGTCAAGGGCGGCGTCGCTCTGACCTTCAACGCCTGCACCGCCGGTGGTGACACGGTCCGCACGGGCGACAAGGTCTACCTGCTCTTCAAGAACGGCGACGCCACGTCCAAGACCATCACCATCGCCGTCCCGGGCAACACCTCGTACGCACAGGCCAAGCCGGCCAACGCCGTCGTGGTGGCTGCCGGCGCCCAGACCATCATCGGGCCGATCGACGGAGAGTTCGCGACTCCGGGCACGAACCCGCCCACCGCAGCCATCACGTACTCCGCGGTGACCAGCTGCACGATCGCCGTCATCTCCTGAGCCGGTGAACCCGTTCGGGGTACGGCACGAGGTCTCGAAGCTCTCCGCACAGGGGGAGCGACGCAGTCATGAGGGCGCTGGCGCTGCTGCCGGCGCTCTCACTGCTGCCGGTGTGCATCGTGGCGGCTCGGCGGCCGCGGTGTTCGGCAACCGGTTCAAGTACCGCAAGGGCGGCCTGGGCGACTTCATGTCGGGCGCTCCGGACGATCGACCTGAGGGGCAGCGCCCCAAGCGCGGCGCGCGCTTCAAGCGGCTCGTCGAGCAGCGCCACAAGCTGACCAACCAGCAGCAGAAGGCGATGAAGGCGCACAAGAAGACCTGGGGCATCCCCTCTACGGGGTTCGACCCGAACATCCCCGGCAAGACCTACATCGGCTACAACCGGTCCCTGCCGACCAACATCCCGGGCAACCGCGTCCCCAAGACCATCGCCTACGTGGGTGCAGGCAAGACGGGCATCGCCGTGCGCGGGGCCATGGTGGCCGGTGGAGCAGCCGCCGGTGCAGCCGCCGTCGCGCACCACGAGAAGGTCCGCAAGGGCCTGCCCAGCACGCTCAAGCTCGCCATGCGTGAGGGCAGCATGAAGCGCATCCCCCAGACGGCTCGTGCCGAGAACGTCCACCGCGCCCATCTTCCTGACGAGGACTCGCGCACGGCTGCCGCAGTCAGGTCGTCCATGAAGCCCGCTCGCAAGGTCGAGCGCGGTGGCTCCTACGCCCTGGCGCGCCTCGAGAGCAACTGGCACGGCAAGGAGGCCGGCAGGGCTCTCGCCAGCGGCGAGCGCAGGCGTGGCGTGCAGGTCGGCCAGCACATGCACATGGGGCGTGCGTGGAAGGCCGAGGAGCGCAAGTCGCTGGCCAAGAGCGCCTCGTTCGGGAAGCGGGATGAGCGCTGGTGATCTGGGGCATCGACCTGGGGGTCAGGTCCGTGCACCTGGCCGGGTTCGAGGGCGACGAGCTGGTCTACCTCGAGAGCATCGAGACACCCAAGCGCGTCGTGCGCTCCCTCGAGCTGGACTCGCTGGGCAAGCGCGCGACCGAGTTCGTCGCAGCTGACGACGACGTCTTCGTGGAGAAGCCGCCCTTCGCCGGGCCCAAGAACGTCGCCACCTTCGGCGAGCTCCACCAGGTCTTCGGGACCATGCTCAGCCACGTCGGCGGGCGCGACGCGAACGTCATGAGCTGGAAGAAGGCGGTGATCGGAGATGGGATGGCCACGAAGGGTGACGTGTCGGACTGGCTCCGTGAGCACCATGAGCCCTACTCTGCGCAGTGTGGAGGAGACCAGAACCTGGTCGACGCGATCTGCATCGCGCTCTACGGCAAGATCGTCATCGCTCGCGCTGAGGTGCTCTGAGGGAGTTGCCGTGGGGAACTGGCACCCGATCGACGCCGTTATCCATCCTCCCACTTCCGATCCAGACCCCGACCTGTGGGGCGACGACCGGCCCTCCACCGTTCTCCGGTGGGAGGACGCCATGCCGATCTGGCACAGCCAGTCACGGTGTCGGTCCATCCAGGACTGGGACACGGTCTACTTCGGGGAGAGCCCGGAGGATGAGACCCGCTCCTCCATCTCCACCCACCGCTTCCGCCAGGCCCAGGCCACCTGCGCCGAGTGCCCGGTCATCGCGGAGTGCGCGCGCCATGCGATCACCAAGCCCGAGGACTTCGGCATCTGGGCCGGCACGCAGCCCAAGATGAGGGAGAAGGCGCGTGACCTGATCGACTCTGGGATCATCACCCTGGAGGAAGCCATCGAGGTCATCTGCGAGGGTGCTGTGCAGACGTTCAAGGAGCTCGCCGACGCGCTCGGCTCCGGACTCAAGGACGTGATCTGATGCCGCCCCGCAAGAAGAAGGAGCCGCGTCCGGACGGCACGCTCGTGGTCGTCCCCGATGGGATGCTCGACGAGGACAAGGTCGACCAGGCCTACTGGCTGCGCACCGACAAGCACCTGTCCTGGGACGAGGTCGCCCAGCAGCTCGACTACGCCAACGGGACCAGCGCTCGGATGGCCGTGCACCAGTACATCCAGCGCTCTGCGATCCAGGTCACGGCCAAGCGCCGGCAAGCCGTGCTCGAGCACGAGCTCTACCTCTACGACCTCTACGAGACCGTGCTCCTGCCTCGCATCCTCGACGGCGACCTCAAGGCCATGGAGACGATGATGAAGGCGAGCATGAACCGCTCCAAGCTCCAGGGCCTGCTCGACATCGAGCACGAGAAGGAGGGCAACCGCACCGTCGTGGTCAGCGTGGAGCGCTTCGCGGAGACCATGCGGGAGATCGCCGAGGGGAAGGTCTCATGAGCGACCTCACCCTGGCCGGCAGCGTCACGCGCACCCCGCTCGCGCTCGCGGACCTCAACCTCAACGACTGGGTGAACTACTACCTGTCCGAGGAGCTCATGGGCGGCGAGGAGCGCTGGGTCCGCAACACGCAGGGCTCGGCGTACATGGAGGGTGAGGTCACGGTCAACCGGCACCGCGGCAACATCACCGAGAAGGTCGGCGTCGAGGTGCTCGGCACCAGCCAGGCCGTGCTCGACGCGAACATCGCGACGCTCAAGGACGCCTTCTACCAGGACTCGTTCCAGATGACCCTGACGATCAACGGCTCCACGCACACCTACCAGTGCGAGGCCGCGGACCTGGACAACACGATGGTGTGGAACAAGGCCCGGCACGTCGGGCGCATCGTGCTCTGCGTGTTCAGCGTCCCGCGCCGCCCCATCCCGATCGCTGGAGGGTACTGATGAGCTCGGGGATCACCGATGCCGGCGCGAACGCCTTCGCCGACCACTTCACGGGCGTGACGAGCCTGGGCAGTCCGTTCTACGTCGCGCTGTGCTTCGTGGAGCCCGACGTCGCCACGGACGGCACGGCCCTGGCCACCATCGAGCCCTCGGGCGGCTCCTACGCGCGCCAGAGCCTGCCCAGGAACAGCACGAACTGGTCGGTCGCCGATCAGGGGATCACGGCCACCCTGCTCGACCTCACCTTCCCCACGGCCACGGCCGACTGGGGGATCATCACCCACTACGCCCTGTGCACGGCGGCCAGTGCCGGTGCCGTGCTCGGCTTCGGGATCCTGTCCTCGGAGCAGCGCGTCATGTCCGGCGACCAGCTGGTCCTGCCCGCGGGCGGCATCAGTCTCGGCTACGTCGGCCCGCAGAACGCGATGAACCTCTGATGGGCCTCCAGCTGACCGCAGCGGGCGAGCTCCAGCTGCTCAAGTTCATCACCCAGGGGAACACCGGGTCGCCCTCGAGCGCGGGCGGCTGGATCACCCTGTTCACCACCGGGCCGAGCGCCTCGGGCTCGGGTGACGTGGAGCTGGGCTCCTACGCGCGCGTCTCAGCGACCTCGTGGACGTTCGCGGGGACTTGGCCGGCGCTGACCGCGACGCTCAACGGCACCTACACCCTCACGATGCCCACGTGCACGATCACGGGCTGGGGGATCAGCAACGACTCCTCGGGTGGCACGCTGCTGGCCTTCGAGCTGTTCTCCTCCCCGGTCAGCTTCACCTCAGGAGACCTGTACCGCTTCTCGCCTGGTGACGTCACCCTGCCGATCTACACGAACTAGGAGCCCGCGGTGACGATCCCTACCGACATCACGGGCCTCAAGCTCTGGCTCAAGGCCGACTCGCTGGCCCTGAGCGACGGCGCGGCCGTGACCTCGTGGACGGACTCGTCCGGGCTCGGGAACCACGCCGTCACGGGCGACGCGCCCACGTTCAAGACGAACATCGTCAACGGGCTGCCCATCGTCCGGTTCAACGGCTCGAGCAACTACCTCGACAGCCCGGCCAGCGCGTCCCTGTCGGCCTTGACGGTCTTCGTGGTCGCCAAGCGCTCGGCCTCCGCGGGCACCTACACGATGGTCGGCGCGCACACCAGCGGTGGTGGCCTCCAGTTCCGCATGGAGTCGAGCGACTCGCTCGGGCTCCTCAACGAGGGCATCGCGAGCATCGGGACGTCCTCGGGCACCGTGTCCCCTTCGGTGTTCAACCTCCTCCACGCCGACCTGACCAACGCGAGCGCCTACCACTTCTTCATCAACAACGTGGCGGCCGGCAACAGCACGACGGGCGTGTCCCTGTCCACGGGGCAGCTCATCCGCATCGGCATGACCGACTCGTCGACCGAGCGGATGAACGGCGACATCGCGGAGATCGTCCTCTACGACTCGGTGCTCAACTCCACCGACCGCACGGCCATCGCGGGCTACCTGCTGGGCAAGTACGCCCTCGCGGGGTACGGAATGGTCGCGCTCAGCACGACGCACACCTTGTCCGCCGCCGCGACCACCCCGCTCAAGGCCGCCACCGCAGCCCTGGTCACCACGGCCACGCTGACCCCGGTGGGCACGACCAACCGGGTCCAGGCCACCGCGGCCCTGGTAGCCACCGCGACGCTCAGCCCCTCCGGGGCCGTGCACGGGGCGGTTCTGTTCTCGCCTCCCTCGATCGGCAACGCGCGCGCGATCGAGTTCCTCGCCGGGAGCACGACGACCTCCGGGCGCGTCCCGCAGGCAACGGCGGATGCCCCGATGCTCATCCAGGCGACCTTCATGGGGTTCGCCAAGGTCATCCCCGGGCCGATCACCATCCCCGCGGGCATGGACCTGCGGGTGGCGTCCGGAGTCACGATCGCTCCGGTCGTGCCGGCCATCGTGCTGGGCAAGCCCCTCGTGCCGGACTACTGGGCCAAGACCGACTCGACCATGACGGCGACGGGCGCCGGCGGCCTGGTGATGATCCCCGACCCCGATCCCTACGTCGGCAACCCGAACCCGGGCGGGCTCGCACCGAAGTACACCTGGCACGTCAACGACCTGAGCACGAGCCCGGTCGGCGACTGGCCGCCGGTGGGCGGCACTGGACCGCACTGGGTCAGCGGCGGCGGCTTCCGCCCCATCCTGCGCTCGACCGTGGTCTACGGGGCCGGGGACAAGTACCACACCTACACCAGGGGTCTGCACTTCGACGGCGCCGACGTCGAGCACATGACCCTGGACTGGGGCAGCAACCTCTCCCAGCCCTTCACCGTGATCATCTGCGGGATCATCCACTGGTACCCGTACGCGAGCTACGGGCACTACCTGTTCGACTCGGGCAAGCCGGTCAGCACGGGGCTCGCGGACGGGAACGACCACACGATCAGCGAGGGGCTGAGCTACCGCTCCCTGATGCTCTACCGGCGAGACACTGCCGTCCTGGCCACCCACACCGGCGCCGATCCCGTGCGCAGCGGCAAGCACGTCATCACCCGGGCGGACTACGCGCCGCGGCCCAAGATGTTCTTCGGCATCTTCAACGGCTCGAGCAGCTACATCGGGGCCTGGGACAACCGGAACAAGTACATCAAGAAGGGCACGGTCGACAACAAGAGCCCGCGCTACTTCGTCACCGGGCGCAGCCAGAACCACGTCAGCGACGAGCTGGCGAGCCACCAGACCATGTTCGAGATGCGTATGTTCGACTCGGCTGTGAGCCTGCCCGTGCTCAAGGAGATCTACAAGCAGCTCGCCGCGACCTGGAAGTTCAACCTGTACCACGTCTAGGAGACGCCGTGCCCGCACCCTGGTCCTTCACGTCCGCCGCCACCGTGGCCGGGCGTTGGAAGCTCGTGATCAACGGCATCGACGTGACCAACTTCCGCGGCACGCCCACGAGGATCGAGAACTACTCCTTCACCGACCCCTTCGGCGACTCGCTCGCGCCGCTGACCTTCCCCCAGATCACCGGCTTCGACGACTTCGACAGCCCCGACCTGCACACCTGGCTGTCCCGGGGGAGCAACGTCGACATCTTCTGGGTGCCGACCGTGTCGGGCAGCACCGTCGTCGACCCGATCACGAACAAGAAGGACAAGGCGCTCGGCACCCCGGTAGGTGTGTGGGAGGGCTACATCGCGTCCTTCGACCTCGAGGAGGACGAGAACGGCTCGCACCTGGCCGTCCAGTGCCAGGGCGCGCTGCTCCAGCTCGACCGCTACAAGGCCAAGCCGGCCTACCCCGCGCGACCGCTGCCGTACGAGACGATGATCCGCAACGAGTTCGACCGCACCAAGCGCCCCAACCTGCGCACCCAGAACCTCGCCGCTGTCGAGTGGCCAAGCGGCTGGTCCAAGGTGATGCCCGGTGGCGTGGTGAACCTCTACACGCCGGTGGGCAAGCCCGGGGAGAAGATCACCGGCTACTCGGGGCGCGACACGGGCGCGTGGGACTCGTCGCTGACCGGCTTCATCGCCAGCCTGCTCGCGGTGATGTTCACCCAGGACGACTCGGGCGTGACCCCGGGCAACCAGTGGACCATCCGCAACGACCCGGGCCGCCAGCCCGTGCTCTACGTGCGCGACCGCTACCGGGCGCCCGACTTCAGCGTCTGGTACGGGCAGGTCGGGGTGAAGTGCTCGCGCATGACGAGCGACGGCACGCAGCTGGTCAACGTGATCTACGGCGAGGGGACGAGCCTGGACGGCACGACCTGGCGCAACGCGGTCATCAGCGCGGACGGCTCGAGCACCGACTACGCGCCGCTGGCCTGGGTGCCCGAGGTCTACCCGCCGCTGGGCAACGAGGCCTACGACTCCACCAAGATGGTGATGGAGGGCTACACCCGCTTCCCTTCGGGCTTCGACCAGGTGCCGGCCACCGACTCGAGCAGGAAGATCCTGGCGCGCGACTCCGATCCCGGCTGGATCGGGGACATGGTGCTGACCATCGACCCCGACACGATGAGCCGCTTCCAGATCCGCGCGGGCATGACGGTCAACCTCAAGGGCTTCAACGGTACGGGCGCGACGGGGATGAACTTCCACATCGCGGAGTGCTCGATCAACCCCGAGGAGGGCTCGGCGACTCTCAAGCTAGACACGAAGTACCGCGACCTGCTCACGCTCGAGGAGGTCGTGGCGCGCACACGGGATCCCTTGACGCCAACGAAGATGCTCCAGGTCAACCGCCGCACGGTGATGATCGAGGACATCGTCGCTCCGTGGGACTACACGGCGGGCTCGGGCTACATGCCCACGCGCGCCCGCACCGTGCTCGCGCACGCCGACCGGAGCAAGCCGTTCCCCTGGTCCTCGATCACCACGGCCTTCCCGCCCAAGCACCACCCCGAGTACTACGTCAAGGTCAAGGGCAAGGACGGGAGCAAGAACAACCGCTGGACCTTCTTCCCGATCCTGATGGCCCAGCGCGGCACCATCCGGCGCATCGAGATGCACGCCTTCGACTCCAGCGGCAACCCGCTGGCCGCGGCCTTCCACCTGAGCCTCTACTACACCAACGTCACCGTCACGGCGATGCCCATGAGCAACGGGGTCCACAACCCGTTCTTCACCGGGGCGTTCGAGTCGCTCCAGCCCAACGGGCTGCCCTGGCCTCCCGGCAACTTCTTCGCCCCCGATGACTCGATCATCATCGGCTGGGGCAACAGCCTCCAGCCTGCCGGCTACTCGCCGGGCTCCTACCAGAACGGCAACCCGATCACCGGCGCGCTCATCGACGAGGCCAGCTGGTCGTTCGACTGCATGAACAACCCCAACTTCAACAAGAACGCCCGGGTCGGGCAGAAGACCCCGCTCAGCGCGATCGCCATCCACGGCGCGCTCTACACCGACTACCCGGCCAACGTCTACTTCATGGGGCGCATGTACCGCCAGGAGCCGGGGTCCCAGTGACCTACACGCGATGGTCCGAGTGGTTCCAGCCGGCCGACGTTGTCTGGTACTCGACGGTGGCCGTGAACGAGTTCTCCACCGTGGAGGGCGCAGGCGGCAAGGTCCAGTTCGGGCTCACCGGCGCGACCATGGTCGCCATGGTCGACGCGGTAAAGGACGGCATCCAGTACGGGTACGTGGCGAGGGACTGCTGGACCGACGACTCCGGGGTGACGTCCCCGGACTACCTGGGGCTCAGCGGCGTCGGCGGGCCCTCGACGTCCTACTACGCCGCCTGGATCGGGGCACTGGGCATCGAGCAGGACGCCAACGTCAAGCGCACGCTGAACCTCTGGACGCGCCGTGATCCGTGGGTCTACGCGGCGAGCGCGGCGATCACCGACCCCGCGCTGCCCATCAACGACCCCGGGATCTGGCCTCCCGGCGCGACCTCGCTGCTCGACGTCGAGTTCGAGCAGGTGATCTACCCGGGGTCGTCGGCGTACATCGCGGCGTCCGAGGTGGTCTCCTCGAGCATGGCCACAAGGTTCGAGGCCGGATGGTCGGACACCGGCTGCTCCTACGAGGTCTACGGCTACCAGCTCAAGGACACGATCCCGGGCGAGTTCGGGATGTGGCACCCGCACGGGTCGGTGATCGAGACGGGCTCCGTGGGCGCCGGCGCGACCGTGACGCAGACCTACCCCGTGCCGGACCTGCCCGCGGGCATGATGACCTTCTCCTCGGCGCCGGCCGACTGGGAGCTCACGCCGCTGAGCCAGTACCAGTTCGCCCCGATGATCCCCGACATCGTCAGCGGAGCGGTCCCCATCCCGTCGAGCCACCCCACCTCCTTCAAGGTGGGCGGGACCTGGTCGGTCGACTCCATGACCATCACCCTGCGCCCCGCCCGGGTGCGGTTCGAGTACCAGTTCGACATCCAGTCCCCGCTGCGCCTGTTCCAGCGCGACGACGCCCAGGGGATCATCCGGTCCGCGCGCATCGGCGGCCACAGCGACGTGGGCAACCAGCCCTCGAGCCTCCAGGAGCAGCAGCCGCCGCGCCTGGCCGAGACCGGCAACGTCTACCTCTGAGGAGCACTCGTGAGCAGCGTCCTGACCAACTACTTCGGGGGAGCCGTCCTCCAGCACTACCTGCTGGACAGTTCGACCTGGCTCGCGCTGTTCACCGCGGACCCGACCGTCACGGGGTCGCTGACCAACGAGGTCTCCGGCGGCTCCTACGCGCGGCTCGCCGCGGTGTGGAGCGCGCCGGGGTCCAAGAGCACCGGCCTGGGCGCGCTGCGCTTCATCAACATGCCCGCCTGCACCGTGACCCACTTCGGGGTGACCGACGCCCTCTCGAGCGGGCACCTGCTCCTGGTCAGCGCGCTCCCCTCGCCGATCGCCGTGCTGAGCTCCGCCGAGCTCCGGGTGCCGGCCAACGCCATCGTCGTCACGCTCTGAGCCTGGACGGCTGCGTGATGATGGGGGCATGAACGCCACCAACCTCCAGACGCTCGCCATGCTCAACATGGTGCTGTCGTTCCTCCTGCCTCTCCTCCAGCAGGCGGTCACCAACATCAGCGCGCCTCCACCGGTCAAGGTGGCGGTCACCGCGCTCCTGTCGGCGGTCGTCGGCTTCATCACCCCGTTCGTCTCGGGGCTCCAGCAGTGGGCCGACTTCAACTGGCAGCTCGCGCTGCTGAGCATCGGCTCCGTGTTCCTCACCTCTGTGCTCAGCCACTACGGTCTCTGGAAGCCTGCCGGCGTCACCGGCGTGGACGGCTCCCTGAGCAACAAGCTCCCTGGGGGTATCGGCAAGCCTGCCGGACCTGAACTGAGCGCGACCGGCTACGAGACCGTTCCTCCCGTAGGCACGACGGAGGTCCACTCGGACACGCCTGATCCACAGCCTGTGGACGTACCTGTGGACGCTCCTGCCGACCCTGCGGCCCTTCCGGTAGACCCGGCCGCGCCGGCCGACGCTGTCCCTCCCGCGGGAGCTGGTGAGTGATGGGAACCACCCTCAACGGGCGGGCCGAGATCACCCCGGCGATGGCCGCGAGCAAGCTGATCACGGTCGCGATCCCCGGGACGACGTCCCACATCCGCACCACGCCGCTGCTCGCCCCGTTGTGGGTCTGCGTCCTCATGGACGTCGACACCCACATCCTCAAGATCGACGGCGGCTACGGCCCGGACTGCTGGGCCGACCGCCAGGCGCGCTCGGGCGCGGGCCTGAGCAACCATGCGAGCGCGAGCGCCGTGGACGTGCGCTACGACGTCTTCAAGGCCGACCACTGCCGCCACGCCTCGCCGGGGCAGATCCTCGCGGCCCACGCGATCCTTGCGCACTACACGACCTCGACGGGCAAGCGCATCCTCGGCTGGGGCGGGGACTGGCAGGTCGGCACGTACTGTGACGAGATGCACTGGGAGATCGGCCAGGCCTGGGAGCCGGGAGTCGGCTCCTTCGTCTCCGACGCCGACGTCCAGAACGTGATCAAGCGCCTGGGCCTCACCGTCAACGGCGCGAAGAAGGCGGTCAAGGTGCCGGCCAAGCCCAGCACGCCCAAGCACGTCACCATCGCCCCCTTCCCGGGAGTGTTCAAGGAGGGCGCCCACGGCGCGTACGTCAGCTCGCTTCAGGCGGGACTCGTCCGCCGGGGCTACCACCTCGTCGTCGATGGCCACTTCGGCCCCCAGACCGTGTCCGCGGTCAAGGACTTCCAGCGCAAGAACCACCTGGGCGTCGCAGACGGGATCGTGGGACCGAAGACGTACGCCGCTGCGACCAAGTAGGTGTTCACCATGGGGGTGCAGCATCTTCTGGCTGTGGATCTCGAGGAGTGGCACAAGTGGGTCGTCTACATCCTGGGCGACCTGCTTCTCCTCGCGTCGGTCATCGGGCTGATGATGCGGCTGGTCAAGCGCTCGATCAAGAAGGTCATCACGGAAGAGACCAAGGAGACCAAGGAGCGAGCCGTCGAGGCCAGCAAGAAGGTTGACACCCTGCTCGAGGCGCACGACCAGACCCACGAGCAGATCAGGCTGCTCGCGGACACCATGGCGAAGGTCGTCTACCAGGTGCAGCCGAACAAGGGCGGCTCGATCAGGGACGCGATCGACCGCACCGAGACCGCCGTCGTCGAGCTCACCGCCCAGGTGTCCGTGGTCGACGCCAAGGTGGACGAGGCTCGGGTCGACATCGCCGGGGTCAAGGGTCAGATCAAGGGGCTGTAGTGGGCATCAACTTCGTGATGCCGAGGCCGCCAGAGACCGACGACGAGCTCTACTGGACGGTCAAGGCAGTGTGGGGGGTCACCATCCCCCGGACGCCGGTGTGCCCGGACCACGTCACCCCGTTCTCAGCGTTCGCCGACGCCTTCTTCGAGCGGGACGGCGCGGACGCCTTCTGGCACGGCTCGCGCGGTCTCTCGGGCAAGTCCTTCACCCTGGCGACCCTGGGGCTGACCAAGGCGGTGTTCAAGGGCTCGGACTGCAACATCCTCGGCGGCTCGATGGCGCAGTCGACCAACGTCCACGAGGCCATGCGTGAGGCCCTCGACTCCTCCAACGCGCCGCGGCACATGATCGTCAAGGAGTCGGCCCAGCTGATCAAGTTCTCGAACAACGCGAAGATCAGGCCCTTGACGGCAAGTCAGCGCACGGTCCGTGGTCCGCACCCGCCGTTCCTGCTCCTAGACGAGATCGACGAGATGGACATCAAGATCCTTGATGCTGCTCTCGGCCAGCCGCTCCCGCAGGACAACAACTTCGGCGAGGAGATCAAGCCCTACACGGTGATGTGCTCGACGTGGCAGAACCCCGAGGGCACCTTCACTGCGATCAAGCGGCGCTTCGAGGAGGCCGGCAAGCCCACGAAGGCCTGGTGCTACCGGGAGAGCGCGAACCCCGTCGACGGCTGGCTGAGCCAGGAGACCATCGACGCGAAGAAGTCCCAGATCCCCGCCGAGATGTGGCGCGTGGAGTACGAGCTCGGCGAGCCCTCGATCGGCAACCGCGCCTTCGACTCCGACGCCGTCGAGGCCACCTTCTGCATCCCGTTCGAGCCCCTCGAGTCCGAGACGATGAAGGACTTCGAGGAGTTCACCTTCGAGCGCCCCAAGCGCGACGGGATCTACGTCGTCAGTGCGGACTGGGCCAAGGAGCAGGACTACACGGTCATCGCGGTCACCCGCATCGACACCGAGAAGATCCAGCTCGCCTACTGGTGCCGGGTCAACCGCCGGCCGTACCCGTTCATGATCGGGAAGTACAACGACGCGATCCAGCGCTACAACCCCATCGAGGCCATCCACGACGGCACCGGGGTCGGCAACGCGGTCAACGACTACCTCGACGTGCGGGCCCGGGCCTTCATCATGAGCGGCGCCCAGCGCTCGAACATGCTCACCGAGTACGTCAACGCCGTCGAGCGCAACCGGTTCGAGTTCCCCAAGATCTCCACGGCCTACATCGCGCACAAGTACGCCCAGGTCGGCGACCTCTACTCGACCGCCCAGGCCTTCCACCTTCCCGACGAGGTCTGCGCCCTGGCCCTAGGCTGGCGGGCCGCGCGGCGCTACCGTGGCGGCGTGACGGGCCCTGAGGCCACCCCGCGTGACGAGACCCCCTCACGCAACGAGATGCTCTTCGCCAACCCACGCACGGAGAACGCTGAGGACCCGGCGAAGCTGCCGGTCGAGGGGATCGTCGTCAAGGAGCAGCCCCAGCCGACGATGAGCTTCCTCGCCTAGATGGACAAGTCCGGGAGGATGGAAGCATGACGCAGCCGGTCGACACCGCCCTCGACGGGCAGCCGGAGGACATCCCGGCGATCCCGATGTTCGCCGAGGGAGGCCTCACCGGTCTGCGTCGCGCTGCCGGCTACGTCGACGAGGAGTTCCTCCCGCAGCTGCGCGGCCGCAAGGCCGTCCAGGTCTACCGCGAGATGGCGGACAACGAGGCGGTCATCGGCGCCCTGCTCTTCGCGATCGACCGGCTGCTGCGCAACGTCGACTGGCGGGTGAAGGCCGGCGAGGGGCCGCAGGCCCAGGAGGCCGCCGACTTCCTCGACGGCGTCATGAACGACATGAGCCACACCTGGGACGACTTCATCTCCGAGATCCTGACCATGCTGCCCTACGGCTGGTCGTGGCACGAGATCTGCTACAAGCGCCGGGTCGGGCCCTGGGAGAAGGACCCCAAGAACCGCTCGAAGTACACCGACGGGAAGATCGGCTGGCGCAAGATCCCCATCCGCGCGCAGGAGACCCTGTTCCGCTGGGTCTTCGACGAGCACGGCGGCACCCGGGCCATGATCCAGATGGCCCCGCCCTACTACCAGAGCGTCACCCTGCCGATCGAGAAGAGCCTGCTGTTCCGGGTCTCAAGCGTGAAGGGCAACCCCGAGGGTCGCTCGCTGCTGCGCAACGCCTACCGCTCCTGGTTCTACAAGAAGCGGATCGAGGAGATCGAGGGCATCGGCGCCGAGCGCGACCTGGCCGGTATGCCGATCGCGCGCGTGCCTATGCGCCTGCTCACCGCGAAGCCGGGCACCGCCGACGCCGACACCCTGGCCGCGTTCCGCAAGATGGTCCGCACCGTGCGCCGCGACGAGCAGGACGGCGTCATCTTCCCGCGGGAGATCGACCCGGAGACCAAGCAGGACCTCTACGACTTCGGTCTGCTGTCCTCCGGCGGCTCCCGCCAGTTCGACACCAACGGCATCATCAGCCGCTACGAGCAGCGCATCCTGATGACCGTGCTCGCCGACTTCATCCTCGTCGGGCACGAGAACGTCGGCTCCTACGCGCTGCACACCGACAAGTCCGGCCTGTTCCGCTCCGCGATCAACTCCATCGCCGAGTCCATCGCGGACGTGCTCAACCGCTACGCCGTGCCGCGGCTGTTCGAGGTCAACGGCTGGAAGCTCGACGACCTGCCCACCATCGAGCCCTCAGACGTCGACCCGCCGGACCTCACCCAGCTCGGCCAGTTCATGACCTCCATGTCCAGCGCCGGCGTCCAGTGGTTCCCGGACCCCGAGCTGGAGAAGTTCCTGCGCCAGGCCGCGCGCCTCCCCGAGCTCGACGAGGACCAGCTGATGGTCCGCGAGACCGAGGAGAAGCAGTCGTTCATCCAGCGCCTGGCCACCCAGCGCCTCGAGATGATCAACCTCCAGGCCCAGGCTCAGGGCGCGGCGACCCAGATGGCCTCGGGCCAGATGGGCCTCCAGCAGCAGCAGCAGGGGCTCGACCAGGGGCAGCAGCAGCTCGACAACCCGCAGGACAACGCGGCCCAGCAGCAGCAGGCTCTCGCCCAGGGCGACGAGAAGCACAAGATCGCGATGACCGCGGCCCAGCAGAAGATCGCGCACGGGGACGCAGCGAACAAGCAGAAGCTCACCCACACCGAGCAGATGCACCAGCTGCGCCTCTCGGCCGCGAAGAAGGTCGCGAGCAGGCCGCAGACTCCCGCCTCCGGCAAGAAGCCCCTGCCCAAGCCGCCCGCGAAGGGGGTCAAGAAGTGAAGCTCGTCCAGGTGTCCAAGAGCGCCTTCAACCACGAGGCGGCCGAGAAGGCCCGTGCCTGGGTCATGGCCGACTACGACCTGGCGCTGGCCGCGCTGCCGTTCGTCTGCCACGACCTGTCCCAGAACGAGATCTTCGACAACCGCGAGGTCATCCAGAAGGCCCTCGACATCTACGCCGGTCCGCGGGTCGAGGCGATCGGCAAGGCCGCGGGCTACTGGGACACGCGCAACGAGCACGGCGAGTTCGCCCACACCGAGAGCCGCCGCACCAAGCGGGTGAAGTACTCCGACACCCGCGCGGGCCGGGTCAAGGTCACCGCGACCGAGCACCCCTCCGCCGCGGGCCTGTCGAGCCGGGACCGCCAGCACTACGCCCAGGCGCTCAACCAGGTCGCGGACACCATCAACGACGCGATCGACAACGGCTACGACGCCGCCGATACGTACTGGCGCGCGGTGTGGCGCTCCAAGGACGGCTCGCTGAGCATCACCCCGGGCGTGGGCCTGTCCCCGCAGAACATCGTCGACGCCGGCAAGTTCAAGGACGGCCAGCGCCTCGTCGAGGTCGGGATGACCTCCAAGCCCACGCTGAGCGCGGGCGGTGCGGCGTACGACCTGATGAGCGCCGTGTCGACCCCGAAGACCGCGGCCGACCTCGGTGACGCCTTCGGGCGCGCCGGTTCCGTGCTGAGCAGTCCCGGGAAGCGCGACGCGCTCGCGGCCGGGGTGAACGGCTATTCGAACCGCTCCGGGCAGACCGGCGACGAGACCTCCACCACGCGCCTGTTCAACCGGCTCCGCTCGGTCGGGACGGTGGCGACCTCGGTGATGGGGGACAACGCCCCGCCCCAGGCGAAGCTCGCGGCCCAGGTCGCGACCATGGTCGGCACCTACGGCCCGGAGGCGGAGAAGGTCATCGGGCCCACGACGCGCCGGGCGTCCTACCGCTACCGCGGCGTCGAGAAGCGTCCTGACGCGCGCCTCCAGCAGATCATCGACAAGACCGTCACCGGGGAGCTCGCGCGCGCGGAGAAGGCCGGAGCGACCCCGCGCGAGGCCCGCACCCTGGCTCGCGAGCGCGTGGTCTACGGGCGCAACGAGAAGAACGCCAAGGGCCACGAGGCCTTCGTCGAGTCGGGCCTGATCCAGTACTTCCAGAACCGGCTGCCCAACCCCGACCTCTACGACCTCCAGCGCAAGAGCGGGACGATCCCGCCCAGCCAGGGCGTCATCATCGACCGCCACGGGCGGGTCGCGCACGAGTCGGTGGGCTACGGCGAGGACTGGTATCTGCCGTTCAACCTGAAGAACCTCAAGGCGCTCAAGGGCGGCGAGTACGTCCGCACCCGGGCGTACGGCGGACTGACCACCGAGGACATCTACACCGGCCTGGTCTCGGGCGCGCGCAGCGTCACCGTGGTGTCCAACTCCGGGGTCTTCACCCTCGAGTTCGACGACACCTTCCGTGGCGGGCGCCGGCTCAACGACAAGGCCGCCCGGATGGTGAGCCGCTACGGGCACCTGCTCGACACGGTCAAGAACGGCTCGGTCACCATCGACGACATCGAGCGCACCCGGCTCACCGAGATCGAGGACGACGCCGCGCGGCTCTGGGACCCGGAGGGTGAGCCCCAGAAGTACGAGGCCGAGCTCAACCGGCTCAAGGCTCGCGAGCGCCGCACCCCGCAACTCTCCAAGGTCAAGCGCGACCAGATCGCCTCCGAGGCGACCAACGACGCCGCGCGCGACTGGGCGATCGCCAACAACCTCCAGCCCGGGGACCTCCACGAGGTGATCGCGCAGGACCGCGCCGCCTACATGAAGCGGGTCAAGGCGCTGGCTGCGCAGTACGGGGTCAAGGAGATCCCGGCTGCCGAGGCCGAGCGCGCCCAGGCCGCCTTCTCCTCGAAGTGGGCTGACCCGACGTCCGTGCTGGGCGTCGACCGCAAGATCGCCCAGCTCGAGAAGACCGCGCTCGACGAGCAGCGCCGCCGGATGAGCACGCTGGCCCTGGACGGCTCGGGCTACGACTACGCCGCCCAGGCGCTCGAGGAGCAGTTCCCCTACTACATCTCGCGCTACGAGAGCCGGGACCTGCGCGGGCGCTTCGACCAGGGCTACGTCAAGCCGCGGTTCAACCGCCCCGAGGGCGCGAAGACCGGCTACTTCGACACGTCCATCACCGGGTCGGGCAAGAAGTCCGCGGACAAGACCAACCACCAGAACTACGGAGTGCGCGGCTCCCAGATGGCCGCCGAGGTCGACGACGCGGACGAGGAGCCCGAGCCGGTCGCGCGCCCGGCCGCGGCCCCGGCGACCACTCAGACCCTCGGGGAGCTCGGCAAGCAGCGCCAGGCCATCCTCGACGCGGCCAAGGCCCTGCGCACGGCGACGAAGGTCTCCGACACGGCCACCGGCTCCATCCCCGGTGGCTTCGACGTCAGCGCGGTGGCCGGCACTCCCATCGGCGACCCCAAGCGCGCCGCGCTGCGCACCGCCTTCCCGGCGCTGCACGACCCGGAGCTCGAGTCCAAGGTCCGCTCGGGCGACATCGCGTTCACCAAGAAGGTCGCCGACGAGCTCCAGATCCTCCACGACACCCACCTGATCGACCACGACATGGCCGCAGCCCTGGGCAAGAAGACCGTGGCCTACCCGAAGTGGGACGACGTCGGCGCGGTCACCGGCACGGGCGGGCAGGTCTACGACTTCGGCGACGACCTGGCGCCCGACGCCGGCGGATCGGACCCGCAGAAGAAGTACGAGCACTTCATGCGCGTGATGGCCCGCGACCCGGAGATCCGCCACGCCCTGGAGTTCTTCGAGCTCAACAAGGACGTCTCCATCCAGGACCTCCCGGGCAAGATCCTCGACGAGCGCGCGGGCGAGGTCGACGAGTACCTCGCGCTCGAGCAGCAGCAGAAGGACTACAAGTCCGACTCGCTGCGCTACAGCGAGCCCTCCCCGGCCGTGCTCCAACAGACGCTGAAGAACATCCGTGGGCTCGACAAGGCGCACCAGGCCGCCACCCTGGCGCTTGCCGCGTACGAGGCGTCGGCCAAGACCGGCACGGCGACGCCCGCCACGGACGTCACGGAAAGGGTCATCGTCAGCCCGACCGAGTCCGAGGCCCGCGCCGCGGCGGCGTCCGTCATTCGTGCGGGAGGGACTCCGGAGATCGCGGGCCCGCTCCCGACCCCGGCCTGGGACGCGCTGCTCGCCTCCGCGCTCGGTGAGCCCGTCAAGGAGCCCAGGACATGACCGTGGGGGTCGACCTCTCCATCGACCCGGCCGAGGCGTTCCTCGCGCACGGCTCCCCCGAGTACGTCGAGCCGGAGGACGCCGAGCCGCACTCCCGGATCGGCATCGTCATCGCCGCCGGGCTCCTCGCCACGTTCGCGTGGATGACCAGAGAGCTGCTCGCGCAGGACTCTCCGGCCAACCCCGGCGCGGCGGGCGACCTGCTCAAGGCGGCGTGGGAGAAGGTCGCGCCCCTGTGGCTGCGCGCGGTCATGCCGGCGATGCTCCACGCCTACGAGCTGGGCTCGACCTCCGAACTCGCCGCAGGCGACGTCGAGTTCCTCGCAGTCCAGTACGCCGACGCCCTGGGGGCCTACGCCAACGAGACCTCGTCCGAGGCGCTGCTCGAGGGCTTCGCCGCGCAGCTGAACTCCGGCTGGGACCGAGACCTCGCGTGGCGCCGGGCCGTCCAGGGCTACGGGCTGGACCGCAAGGGGATGCGCGTCTACCTCACCCCGCTGCTGACCAAGCCGACGTCGTTCACCCCGATGGAGATCCCCGAGGCCTCGCGCAAGCTCGTGTCGATGCTCCTGGCGGCCCGCTCGACCCGGATGGGCGACAACGAGGCGTACCACGCGACCCAGATGGCCAGGCACCTGCTGTGGGTCTACCAGCAGGCCCAGGGCGTCCTGCCGGCCGACGCGATGAAGCGCTGGATCACGATGGAGGACGAGATGGTGTGCCCGGTCTGCGGGCCACTGCACAACGTCGCCGTCCCACTCACGGCCACCTTCGAGGTCGGCGGCTCCCACCTGGTCTGCCCCGGCGTGCACCCGAACTGCCGGTGCCGCATCGAGCTCACCTACCCCGAGGTCCGGACGTCGTTCGCCAAGGCGCTCCCGCCGTTCGACCCGACCGAGCACCCGCGCGCGCAGGCTGGGAGGTTCGCCACCAAGCCCAGGAAGCCGGCCCGCGAGCGCACGCGGGTCGCCGACCCGGCAGCGGCGGCGGAGGCCCAGCGCATCGCCGACATGCTCAAGGCCGCGGCCGAGACCCCGACCGACGCTGGCTTCCCCCTCACCGACACCGGCTTCCCCGCCCTGGACACCGGCTTCCCGAGCGCCGACACCGGGTTCGTCACGCCCGACGCCGGGTTCGCCGAGGGAGAGCAGGACGGCGGGTTCGGTTTTCCGACCATCGCCGACACGGGGTTCGCGGCCGCGCTGCGCGCGCGGTCCAACGTCCGCCGGGTCACCCGGATCTTCTGGGCGCCGCCCGCGAGCGAGGCCGAGGAGCCCACGCAGGTCGAGGAGGTCGAGGAGGTCTCGATCCCCTTCGAGGATCCCGAGCGCACCCTGAGCACGGACCCGACCTACATCGAGCACCGCCGCCACGCGGTGATGAACGCCGCCGAGTACTACTCGGCGGTCTACAAGCACATGCACTCCAAGGACGGGATGCGCCGGTTCATCAACGGCTTCGACGCCAACCACGAGCTGCTCAACCCGCGCCCCGGCACGATCATCGACTTCGACGCCACCGCGGCGGGCGGGACGGACAACGACGGGACCCGCTGGATCGCTCCGGCGATGCGGGTCAAGCACGGCCAGGACGAGTACGGCGTCGACTGGATCGGGGAGATGATCCCCTGGCTCGAGGTCAAGAACTCGACCAACTCGCGGCTCGGGCAAGAGGGCCGCAACTACATGGACGAGGTGATGTCCGAGCGCTACGACGAGGCTGACGAGGAGTACAGCACCGTCCTCGAGGACACCATCGACCGGCTCGGCACTGACGCCGTCGCCCTCATCGCGCGCAAGAAGGGGGCCGTCTTCCCCGAGCACTTCGCCGAATGGGAGGACGAGGAGAAGCTCGCCTTCATGCTCGAGGGCTACGAGAACGAGCAGAAGGAGGCCCCGGCCTCCTGGAAGTCCGGCGACAAGGTGCTCCCGCACCCGTGGACGGACGCCATGGACGCGGTGAAGACCCAGTACGCCTACGACATCGTGGGTGAGGACGAGGCTGCCGCCGAGCTCCAGGACGCCACCGCCGACGCGATCCCACCGGACCTGTTCGTCTTCGACGGCTACTACGGCCCGGCCCAGGGGGTGGTCGAGGGCAAGTACATCGTCACCCGGATGGAGATCAGCCGGCTGTCCCTCAACCAGAAGCTCCACTTGGAGGAGGAGATGAACGACCGGGACACCCACCTGCGCTTCGACGACGTCCGGGTCATCCACCTCAAGCCGCTCGAGCCCGCCTGGATGCCGCAGACCCCCGAGGAGCTCCGTCGCGGGCTCCCGCCCGTCGACTACGAGGGATGACAGATGCGCGACCATGAGGGTATGACCACCGCACTGGATGCCGTCGCAGCAGCCTTCGACGGCTGCGTGGACCCGCGCGAGCTCATCTCCAAGCTCGTCGGCCCGGACCAGTCCGAGGTCCACGTCAACGGGTCGGGTGGCGGGCTCCAGCCCAAGCGGCGCAAGCCCAAGGGCGACGGTTCCGGTCGGGTGCTCAACACCGTGGGTCAGGGGCTCAACGCGCTCGCGATCGGCGCCGGCGGCCACGCCCTGGCGATGGCCGGGCGCGACGAGCGCATCCAGGACGCAGCGGCGAAGGGCTCGAAGGCGGCCAAGGTCATCGGCGCGCCCTACAAGGCCTACTCCAAGACGAAGCTCGCCGCCAAGGTCGGGGCCAAGTCGGAGTTCGCGGGCAAGTACGCGCTGCCGCTCGCGGCCGGCGCGGTCGGGCTGCACACCGCCGAGCTGGTGGGCGACTCCATCGCCGCGCACGCCCTGCACAACCAGGCCAAGACCAAGGTCAAGAAGAACGCCGACCTGATCATCAAGGCCCGGGCGATGGGCGCGATCGACAACGAGCGCGCCATCGAGCTCTCCGCCCAGGCCTTCGCCGAGTACGAGCACGAGGTCGACCTCATCGAGAAGGGCGCCCTGCGCGCGGGCAAGATCATGCGCGCCGCGAAGCTGACCCCGGGCACGATGAAGCCGATCCGTCCGCGCGCGGCGCGCCAGGCCGAGCTCGAGCGAGCCGTCGACGAGGTCGTCCCCAAGGGCAAGAAGCTGCTCGCCGGGATGGGCCTGACTGCCCTGGCCGGCGGCGCGGCGGCTGGCGGGGCCAAGGGTCAGCGGATGCTCGACCAGCGCCGGGCGACCAACACGGTCGCGGTAAACCAGACCCCGGTGACCAAGAGCGACGTCGAGTGGTCCGGCACCATCTCGAAGTTCGACCAGGACAAGCGCCTGGTCTTCGGCTGGTGCTCGATCTCGAAGGTG